TAGCATCAACAGCGACGGTTATAGGAAGGCTCACGGAGCCGGCAGAATAATGTTAACGAGTATAGGCAGAATAGGTTTGGGTTTTGGTTCGGCGGCGGCACAGCCTTCGGCACCGAGTCTGTCGCTTGCCGATGGCGGTGATGGCGAGAGCTTTGTCGCAACTGTCAGCTCCGGCGTCGGAACGGTCCAGCTTTATTACCGCCAGAAATGGAACACAGCCTGGCTCACCGGCGGCACACGCAGCGGCTCGGGTGCTCTAACCCAGTCGGGTCTTTCGGTCGGCTGGTTCGAGGCATACGCGGTGAACGTGAGCGATGATGTCGAATCGGCGCCGAGCAATCTCGTAAATATCCAGATTCAGTCAACGACAGCGGCGCCGGAAACCACTGATTTCGATGACATCTTAATCGAGACGGCGGCGGAATTTCTCGAACGGTTCGGCGAGACGGTTACTTACGTTCCTTATGGCGGCGATGTCCGGGAAATAACGGCTATTGTTGACCGCGAACCCCTGGCACCTGTCCCCGGAATCGACAGCGGCCACTCTGATATGCTGACCGTTACGGTTGCCAATAGTTCGGTGAGTGGTATAAGCTCCGATGAAATCGATACGGGCAAGGACAAAATATCTCTGCCCGTGCGTTACGGTGAGGCGGCGGTGCAAAAAAGACTCCCAAAAATAATCAGCCAGGATGCCGGGATGCTCATACTGGAGGTGCGGTAAATGGCAGCGGATGTCAAAGTGACATTTAACAAAAGGAAGTTGCGGCAGATTCAGCAGCAGCTTTCCGGCATACCCGGGGCAATGCCGAGGGTGATGAGCAGGGGGATTAACCGGACGGCGGGCCCCGCCCTGACCCAAATCATCCGCGAGATGGCGGCCAGTCTCAATCTGAAATCAAAGGCGATTCGGGAAAAGGTTGATTTGAAAAAGGCGACGCGCAGCCGATGGACGGCGACTATCAAGCTTAGCGGTCGGCGGATAGCACTGAAAGAATTCGGGGCCAGGCAGACCAGGCGGGGAGTTTCATACAAAATTCAAAAAAGCGGTGCCAAGCAGCAGATAGAGTCGGCGTTCATCGCCACGATGAGCAGCGGGCATACGGGCGTTTTCAAGCGAAAAGGGAAAAGCAGATTGCCGGTTCAGGAATTGCGAGGACCATCACTCGGCAGGGCGTTCGAAGGGGCCGAGTCACTTGTACGCCGGGTGACCGAAGATACCCGCAAAAACCTCGCGATGCAAATCGATAAGCAGGTTAAGTATATTCTTGAGAAACGGAGGTCGGGATGAGCACACCTGTTCTTGAACAGATAGCGAGCAATATCGAGACCGCCGTCAATGAAATAACCGAGGCTAACGGCTACAGTCAGGACCTTACAGCGGTCAGGCCCCGGCGTAACGACTATAAAGATGTCAGCCCTGATGACCTGACGGTCCTCATCTTTCAGGGTGACGAAGAAATCGTTGAAGCTGCGCCCATCGGCGTCGCCGAATATCGCCAGCCCTTTATGCTGTTCGCACTTGTAATTGATTCGGATTCGGAAACCGCATCGATGGATACCCGCCGCAACCAGGTCAGGGCCGACATCATTAAAAAGCTTATGACAGATACATCTCGCGGCGGGCTGGCTATCGACACGCTCGTAGAGCCTTCGAGAATGTTCGATGATGAGGATGGCTTTACCGGAATAGCGGTTAATTTCAGCGTTTTTTACAGGACAAAACCAGATGACCCATATACTCAAATGTAGGAGATAAATCATGGCACTTTCAGCACCACTATTATGGCGACAAAGAACAATAAAGGTAAAAATCGAAACCGATAAGGGGGACAAAGTGGCAGGCGACCAGGCCCTCATGGTCTTCGACCTTGTGATAAATCCGACGGCCCCGTTCGAGGCCCGCAACGGCACCGGTCTTTATCGAGGCGGCAAGGAAACAGGTGTCCTCGGCGAGCGGTCGGGTGTCTGTTCGTTCCGCGCCGAGATGCGGGGCACCGGTTCGAGCGGTCTGGAGCCCGGCCTGGCTATACTGCTGCAGGCCTGCATGTTCGCCAAAACATTGGAGGTCTATCAGGTCCATTCGACCCATACGAACGATAAGACCATATCCATCGATGTCTGGGAAGCTGGTAAGAAAAAGGGCCTGGCCGGCGCCTCGGGCAAGGTGGTATTCGAAGGCGAGTTTGGCAAAGTATTGTATCTTAATTTCGAATTTACCGGGATCTGGCAGGCCCCGATAGATGAGGCCCTGCCGGCTTATGCCCCGAGCACAACGGCCCCGATGAAGCTGGCCGGCGGCACCTTCACCCTTGCAACCGAAACTATAAAGGTGAGCCGTTTCAGTCTTAATATGGGCAATGTTGTTGTCCCGCGTGCCGACATCGCGGCGGTAGGCGGCATAGCCTATTACATGATAACCGATAATGCACCTGAAATCGGTATCGACCCGGAGGCCGACCTGGTTGCCGGCTACGATTACAACGGGATATGGCTGGCCGGCACAACGGCGGATGTTTCGCTGTCGGTTAATGACGGCACCGACAAGGTGACGTTCACTATCCCGAAAGTTCAGTATATGGAGATTCCAGAAGGCGAACGTGAAGGAATCCAGATTCACGATATAACAGGCCAGTGCCTGCACAGTAGCGGCAATGATTCTGTCGCGATTGCTGTGACGGCGGCTTAACGAACAGGAGCTTTTTATGATAAGTATTTTACAAATCAAAAAGGCGGTGCTGGCGAATCGCGGCGGCTTCGAGAACGCATCGAACGCCGAGATTATGACGATATGGCGGATGCTTTCACCGGAAACACAGAAACAGTATCTCGAATCAATTAAGGAGAAAAAACCCGATGCCCTTAGCAACAAATCCTGATGCTTTATTTACCGTTGTGCTCGAATCCGACCAGCACCTGCCGGCGGCGGAACAGCCGAAATTTATCTATCGATATTTAACGGGCCTCGAATGGCAGGAAGTCGCCCGGGTTCAGGACACCTTAGAGGATGTCGAGGATAGTTCGCAGCTTTGCAACAAGATCTTCGAGACGGCGGCGACCAAACTGGTCGGTTGGACCAATATCTACGATGTCAATGGTGCCCCGATTTTGTTTGACCCGAAAAAAATGCCGGAATTTCTCGGCATATTAGAGGCACAGGAACTTATCAAGCGGCTCATGTCGCAGCACCCGGACCTCGATGATAAAAAAAAATTCGACTCGGCATCGCCATCCGGTACGGGGAAATCTGCAAAAACTGCAAAGGCAGGGAAAAATGCCAGGACAAACCCTGCGCAGCCAGCCCCCTGACGATGACGTGCATGGCCTGCGGCGGAACCGGCTGCAGTGAATGCGGCAATATCGGTTCGGTTGATATTGTGCAGTGCCCGCTTGAAATAATAACCGCTGATGTATGGGAGCTTCTGGAATATGCGGAACTCTATAAAAAAGGACTGCCGCCGGTCGCCGGCGGGGCACTCGACCAGGCGAAGATTTTTACGGAGTCCTGCAGGTACGTCTTTGAAATTGAAAGTTATGTGCGAAACAAACTGGGGATTATAGGCTAATGGCAAGGCATTCGGTTGATGTTGTAATAACGGCCCGTGACCGGGCGAGTAAGCAGTTCAAAAAAATCGGCCTGTCCGCGGGCGGTATGGGCTCAATGCTGAAAAAAGCGGCACTGGCGGCGGGTGTTTATTTGGGCGGTCGGCAGGTGTTGAGATTCCTGAAGGATTCGGTATCTCTTTATGGCAGGCAGGAGGCGGCGGTTAAGGGGCTTTCCGATGCACTGGATTTATTGGGAGCCGGCGGCAGGGATAACGTCCACGATATGGAGAAATTCGCGGGCTCTATCCAAAAGATTACGAGATATGGTGATGAGGCGATACTCGAACTGATGGCAATGGGTTCGGCCATGGGCAAGCTCTCCGGTGAGACCCTGAAAAAATCGACAAAAGCGGCCCTCGGTTTGGCGAAGGCATATAAAATTGATACAGTTGCTGCCATGCGACTGGTTGCCCGTGCGGCGGCAGGCGATACGACCACGCTGGCGAGATACGGAATCAAACTCGGCGAGGGTCTTTCGACTCAGGAAAAATTCAACAAGGTATTAGAGATAGGGATACGCAATTTCAAGCTGGCAACCGACGAGGTGAAGACCCATAACGTTATTATCGAGCAGTTAAAGAATGTCTGGGGTGATACGAAGGAATTCATCGGCAAGACACTTATCCCTGCAATCGATAAATGGGCCGTCAAAACAAAGCAGTGGCTCGAGGATAATCAGAAGACAATAGGTCAATGGGCCGAGAAGTCCATCTCGTATATCACGCTGGCCAAGGATGCCTTTATGTCGTTCGTTGATTTTATGAAATCCGACTGGAAGGCTGGCATGAAATTTGCGTTCGATTCGTTTCTCATCCTTCTCGAAGCGGCGTTCAGGACAGCGGTTACAATGGCAATTGCCGGCGGAAAGGGTATATGGAGAGGGGTAAAGGAAGGCATCTTCAATTCAAAAGGGAAAGAGGCAACAGAGATAGCCCTGACCGCTCATAAAAATCGGGGAGGAACGGTTTTAACCAAAGGTCAGGTCTATGGCAAGGCGACCGACGCCGGTGGGTACTGGGCGAGCGGTAAAGAGAGAAAACAGTGGGTTAAGCAACGATATGCGCAATATGGCGGCTCTTATATACCCGTCGACGAGATGGAAGATTTCGTAAAACTGCGGGGTGCGGCCCTGAAAACCCAGACCAAAGAGACGGTCTCCGATATAATCGGCGGCACGCTTCAGACTACAAAGCAGATATATATCGACGCCCTGAAGGAGATTGAGGATAAGATGCCTCCTGAACTATGGAAGGATGTCAAGGCGGCTTTTGATGAGCACAAAAAAAGACTCGAACAGATTATGGCAAGTGACAAATACGGGCTGCCGACTGCGGGCGAAGGGGCACCGCCCTTTATCGAAACGATTAAAAAGGCGCTGGCAGGCAAGTCCGGCGGCGGGGCGGCGGGCGGCTGGAATCCGCTCGAAGCCCGGTTCCTGACATTCGCACCCGGAACAAAGTTCGATATTGAGCGGGCAACCGAGCGAAACACAAAAAGTATGGACCGCAATTTGAGAGAGCTGCTTGTCGAAACAAAGAAGCTCGTAAGGAATTCAACAACCGGCACGTCCTTAAACCATGTGTCTGTAACAAATTTCGCTTAGGAATATAATGGCGCTATTACCGGAAGTAAAAGAAGATTACAAAGGTCTGCTGTTCGATTCCCAGACCGAGGGTCGAACCATCGAGCAGACCTTTACTCGCCGCTTCGAGGTGCTGTATCTCGATGATACCATATCCATGATGAACCGTGTTTATCTGGCGAAAAATGACCCCCATATTCCAGCCGAATGGGATTCCCACCCAAGCGATGAGTGGCTTTATGTTGACCATAAAACCTGCCGGGCGGTCGGGCCGCTGCTTTACGAGGTGCTGGTTTATTACGTTTCGGACCCTGACCCGCTCAATCAGCCCGCAAAGGTTTCATGGTCACACGCCGAGTCCGATGAGCCGATAGACCGTGACATCAACGGCCTGCCGATAGTCAATTCGGTCGGTGAATCCCCGGACCCGCCGATTACTAAAGAGGTCAACGATATTCTGTTACGGATTGAGCGTAACGAGCAGTATTTCGATTCCCAACTCGCCGAGGAGTATAAAGGTGCGATTAACAGTGATGAGTTTTACGGCTATTCGGCGGGCAAGGTTAAGTGTATTACCCTCGCCGGTACCCCGGCCCGGGCGGCGTGGCTGGAATATTACCAGGTTACTTACGAATTTCAAATAAGAGTCCGGGACAACTGGAAGCGTCGGGTTCTCGATGAGGGATTTCGTACAAAGACGGGCGTCGGTTCCGATGGCAAACCGATTTACGCCGTCTGTGCGGACTCCGAGGGTATCCCCTTATCACAGCCGGTTCTGCTCGATGGCCTCGGCGACAAAAAGGTCGATGATGCAGATGCTGTTTTTCTCGAATTTGACTTATTAGATTCAAAACCTTTTTCAGTTTTAGGATTATAATTATGGCAGATATAAGATACACAGGAAATGCGGAGGTGGTCGCTCAGGTCGATAAGTTCACACCGGCGGACCCGAACACGGACGATATTTATTATCTGACAATCACAGGCGTTGACGGCCAGACCGCGGTTATCAGCTTTACGGTCGGGGCAACCGAGACCGTAGCGGCTGTTTGTGCGGGCCTGGTAGCCGCCTGGAACGCGAGCACGGACTCGATGGTCTCAGCTATCACAGCCGCCGATGAAACGACCTACATCACTCTGACAGCCGACACGGAGGGCGAGGCCTTCAGCGTAGCATCATCGGTATTTGATGGTGAAGGCGGTGATACACCGACTTTGACGAGAGAAGCTGTAACGGCCAACACCGGTCCGAAGGATTGGTCATCGGCTGATAACTGGTCAGGCGGGGCGGTCCCCGGCGGGG